CAATGCAGTTATAGCAGTTGAGAATACTCCTTTAACAAAAGCTCCATAATGATTAGATTTTACTCTATGTACTAAACGAGCCTCAGCTAAGATAGTAACTAAGTTTTTAGTAAAATCATCATTTTCATAACCTACATTAATTGTAAGACCTTCTTTAAATCTAACTCCTGATTTAGTGAAGTCACCTACTAAGAAGTTGCCAACTGCAATACCAGTATTTGAAACAACTGGAATACCGCTAATTCTTGTTCCGTCAACTGAAATAAATGGAGGCAATACATATTGACCAGTAGTATCTTTTACCAAATCCATTGAAGCTACATCGGTAGGGTGCATCACAATATAGTTAGGCTCAAATAAATTAACTCTAATTTGATTGATTGCTACTCTTAAAACATCAAAGTTATTAGGTGTTGGAATAGCCAAAGCAAAAGCACCAGCAGAAAAAGCAGTAGCATTTGTTTGAATACCAGTTAAGTTTGCTCCTGAACCTGAACCGCTCAATACCTGGTCATCAACTTTTAAATTAATTAATTCGGTCAATTCTTGGTCAATTTCAGAACGCAATAAAGCAACGTCATCTAACATTTCTTTAGTTACTTTAATATAAGCAGTAACTTTTTTAACGGAAGCACTTGCTAATACTAAATCAAAATCCGCTTGTGATTTAGACGCACCCTCTGCGGTCATTCCAGCTCCACCATCAGGATTTTTTTGCTCTACCCACTCCCAAAGGTTAGACATAATTGTACCAACATTTACTAATTGTAATATGTAAGGATTGCGTCTTACAGTACGAGTAATTCCAGCCTCTCTCTCTCCTTGTGGAATTAAACCAGTGATGTTTGTAGATTCAGCCATTGTACCAGCAGTTTTAAGTGTAATTTGTACACTTGCGCCACTTTTTTCTTTCATAGCTTTTAAATCCTCTGCTTTTTCTGCTAATAGAGAACCTAAATTTTCAGGAGTATTACTTGGAACTCCTTTAGTTTCCAATTCTAATACTCTCAAAGCTATTTCTTCTACATTTGCTTTAAAAGTTGTCATATCGTTACCAGCAGTTTCAAGTGCTTGTACTTTTGACATAATTTCAATCAATTCAGCCTTACTAACTGAATCGTTTTTCATTTGGTCGATTTTTTCTCCCAATTGTTTGATTAACTCTTCGTTCATCTTTTTACTTTTTAAATTTGTTTAATAATTCTTTTAATTGTTCATTCGTTTGAAGTGATTTCTCGGCTTCTTGTTCATCAAGTGATTTCTCGGCTTTTGATAATATACTATCTTTAATTTTTTTCATTATTTCAATTTCATTACTTTGATTTATTTTTATTGACTGCATTAAATCTTGTAATTCTGGAATGGTAACTTGGTCATAATACTCATCAACCATTTCTATAGCTTTTTCATGATGTGGAATCATCATATCAATAAACTCAATATTAACATCATTTTGCATTCCGTCTTTAACAGCGTCTGATTTTTGATAAATTACAGGTGTTGCATCATTAGAACCGAATAAAACAAGGCTTCCCTCTTTTTCAATGCTCGCCTCATCAACACACCACATATAACCGGCTTCTTTAGCCACATCTTTATTAGCTACTTGGTCAATTCTTGCATCCCATAACGCTTTCTGTTTTTCGTAGTCTGAAGAAGTAGAATCAATTGCTAATTGCACATTGATATAACGCATTCTTACGCTATTCTCAAAACTTATTTGTTCCTGAAATAATTCAGCTACTTTTTCAATTCTTATTTTATCTTTAGGAATTTCAAAGATTAATGCTTGTGTTTGTCCGTTGTATGATTGTCCTAAATCTGACCACATTACATTCTTTACAAAAGCATTTACATCATTGGGAAAAGCAATAACTGAATCTAATTCTAGTTCGTGTTCTAATACATAAAAAATCTTTTTAGCTTTGTCTTTTAATGATTTATTCCAAAGATTATGAAAATGTACATCGCCGTGACTATCATAATAATTAGTTGTATTTATAATAGGATATACATAACCATCTTTCACAAATGATAACGCTTTAATACTTTCAGTATCTTTAATACCAAAAATATTAACAGAATCAGTATTTTTAATAGTAGCTTTCTTTAAGTCGGCTATCTTTTTTTCATTTTTTACTAATTCTTTAAACATTTCGTCTTTAGTAGCGAAATCCTTTTTAAGTTCTTTGCAATGTATCATTTTGTAATATCTTTATTAAATGATTTATTCTTTTCTTTTATAGAAGCGTATAAACGTGGATTTTCTTTTTTAATCTTTTCTAAATCCATTTGTTTATTAATTTCGGGTAATGATAATTTAGTTCCCATTATAAATTTAGTTTAATCATTAAATCCTTTGTTTTTTGTTGAGCATCACTATCACTCATCGTTCCGTTTTCTTTAGCAATTTTAACCATATTTTGAAACTCGGTTAATGTTGCTATTTTAGCATTAATAACACTTTGCATAATTGGTAAATGATCATAACTTGCTTTTAACTTTTCACCTTTTTCAAATAATCCCCAACTTTGAGAAAGTGAGTTCATAGTATTATCAGCTGTATTTTGAATATCATTCTGAATATATGATATTAAACCAGCGTTTTGGTTATCAAAAGTGCTGTCTTTAGAGAAAGGATTTAAAACGTGCTTATTCATTCCAAAAGCTAAAATACACTTGTGGAAATCGTCAGCATATTGCTCATCTAAAAACAATTGTTTCATATTAGAAACTAAATGCTTAAAGTCAATAGTGCTTCTATTTGTTAGAAGTACGTTTTTATAACCTAATTTGTTTTCGATTGAATTTTTGTCATCAGTCTGCAATTGTGCCTCGTTTCCATCTCCGTTATTTACACCGATATACTTTTTAGACATTTCAAGGTTAATACCTTTACTTTCTAAATTCTTATTGATATTATGCAGTATTGGAGCAATTGCTTTAACTCGGCTTTGTGATTGAAAGAATGAATTATTAACCAAACCATTGGTTAAATCGTAAGTAGGTATTAATGATTTTAATTGTAAGTTATAGTTTTCGCCATCTAAAGTATATATAATACTTTTTTCTTCAAATGCTTTTTTATCTTTGTCAGTTACAATAAACTTATTAATCTTGTGATTATTATTAAAGTTTATCTCATTAGGAATAAGATTATAAATAGCCTTTGGAACTTCATTTGTAAACGTTTTTACCTGATAAATAAAATCATTTCCGCTTACCGATAAAAATACTTTTTGCTGAAAAAGAAAATCCTCTTTTGATTGGAAGTAATTAGGTGTGTTTAATAGTTTAACATAAGGAGAGTTTAATATTTCCTTGCCACTACTATCAACGTGAGTGATTTTCATTTGGGAATAGTAGGTAGCTCCGAAGTTTACAATTGTAGATAAAACAGGATTGGTTAAATATAATTGCATATACCTACCATTATCTACAAAGCTACTACCGTCTAAAAAAGAATAAGAGAATTGTCCAGCTCGATTACGTTCGATGCGAAATAATTCTCTACCAAATAAACTAACTGATTTTACAACCATAGATTAATATCTTTGTCATCACGACAATAATTGCAACAAATATAATTAAATTTATTTAGATTAAGTATAAATAATTGATTATTTTTTAATTTAAGTTAAATAATTTGTTCGTGCATACCAACTTGCAACATATTTACAAGCGTCTAAAGCGTGGTCGTTTCCTTGTTCTGGCTCATCTAATTGAACTCCTTGAACAACTCTCCAGCTATGGTTTTCGTATTCTTGTTCTAAATTAGTAGAGTTTTTAGTATAGTAAATTGTTTTCTTTTGTAGTAATTCAATTCCACTAACTACACTACCTTTTCCTTTCAATGCAAATATAACATTATATCCACTATTTCGTAACTTTTGTCCCTCTGTTTTATTTATTTCGTTGGAACTATCAACTATTAACTCTAATCGTTTATCTATCCCTAAATTGTGCAATTCATCAGATAAAGTTCCGTTCATTTGATTCATAGGTTTGTAAAGCAATTCTTTAAAGAAAAATGTTTGGTCTCCGTCAAATTTCATCGCTACTAATGTAGTTGGTGCGCTCAATCCAAAGTCCATACCAAAATATAAGCTATAAGGCAACATATCGAATTCCTCATCGCTTATAGTTTTCCAATTTTTGAATATTCTGTTTGGTTTTTCGGCTTTCAATCCCAATCCGTACACGTTCCACATATAATCGGATGCAGTGTTTTGTTGTATATTATATTCTGTTGGTTCGTATGATAGTATTTTTTTCTTTTGCTCAATAGGGCAGAAAGGATTATCTTTAAAAGTAGAATGAATTAAAATAGCATTATCTTGTTTTACTAAATCGTCGCTCCAAAGTTTGCCAACTGGATTGTAATCCATAAATACCGCAACGCTACAACGCATATCTAACTGGTCAAATGTTTCTTTTGGCATTTTATAAAACTCATTAAACCATAAATAGTCAGAATGGTATCCATGTACTTTTAAATCGTCATCCGTACCTTCAATATTAATAGTAGAACCATTTGGAAAAGTAAAAACACTTTCTGTTTTATTGTATTTTATTAAATCGTAATTATCTAAAGTAGGATAGTATTTCAACATATCTTGTAAAATAGTATCTTTACAATCCTTTTTAGTGTTTCTAAATACAGCTAATTTAGTACGTGGATTTGTCCAAGCTAATATCCAAAATATTTGCAAAATACTAAAGGTCTTACTCGAACGAGAAGACCCTGAATTAATAATATATTTATACTTTTTACTTTGTAAAGCATTCCAGTTTTTTTCAAATACTGGTGTAGCGTTAATCTTCATTTGGATTTGTTATTTCTACTTGAATAGTAGTTGGAGCTGATTGTATTTCTTTACCTTTTGTAGTCAAATCAACATTATCTGTAAGCCCATTTAAACGTTGTGTTATCGATGGATTGTAAATTCCAACCATCCCTCCAGCTATCTGGTCATCTTGTATATTTCTTTTAATACGTGAACAGATACGGATATAATCTGAATATCTATTATCTTTATTTTCAAAGTAATCGGTTACATCAGTTATAATATTTTGGTCATCTAAATAGTTTTGAAACCCAATAAATGTAAGAGGCTTTTGTTTTTCTCTATAAACTAAATCGGCATCTTTTCCCACAAAATCCTGAACCAAAATAGGAGATTTTTTGACTAAATCTTTATAATCTAAAAAGTGTTGCCAAAGTATTTCAGGTGTTTCTATGTATTTATTTTTACCCATAACCACAAACTTACAAAATAAATTAATACAAAGTTACTTTTTTTGTTTAATTTTCCAAACTCCGATGTCATTATCTGATTTATTTAATGATTCTTTAAATCCCCAATTATGTATTTCATTTAAAGGTTCATAATTAGAAACTATAATAAATAAGTCCCAATCATTTATATGGTTTTCTACTGTCCAATTCTCTTTCATAACTCATTCAAATATTTAATTAATTCCTCACTTTGGTTTGATAGTAGGTTTGATTTTAGATTCCATCGAGATAATATTGATGACATCGTAGAATATTCTACTCCAAATTGTAAAAAATAATACAAAACGTGGTTAAGTTGGATTGGTTTTCCGATTAAATTTAAATCTGTTAATCTATTAAACTCTTCTATTTCAATAAAACACGTACCTTTATTATTTAAATTTAAATATGTAAAAGAATTATTTTCAATTTGTATTACTTCTATTAACGGTTCATTATTATAACCATATTGACACCCCACTCCCAACTCCATAAGTTCAGGAATAGCTTTTCTAATTTTTTGTTCTAATTCGTTTAGCATTGGTTAATTGGTTTTAATAGATTCAAATGAAGTTATAAAATTTATGTTTATATATCTTTTTTCTTCAAAATAATCTGTTTTTTCTTCAAATTCTGTTCCAGGTGTATATCCTACTATTTCTGTTACTTCAACAAACGGAAATCCATTATAATTATTTACTGAAATATCACTTGAAACTTTATTTATATCTTCTTTTACTCTTTTTGGATTTTCGTTACTTAAACGAATAAATGTTTTTGCTTCCATCCCTCTATTTTTTTAATGATTGTTTTAATTCCGTTAAATAACTATCCATTTTTTCAACTAAACTTTTATCAAATCTACGTTGGTAAAGTATGTTGTTTGGTTTTCGTTTTGCTCCAGCTCCTTGTCTTGCTCCTCCGTGAGTTAGTTTCATAAATGTTTTAATATTTCTTTAGTTAGATGTTCAACAAAAATCAAATTATTTTACTATTTTTAATTATTCTAAATAAAAGATAGTGAAAGGTTAATGTCTTCCATCTTTTGCATCAAAAAGCATTATAATAAAACCTATTGAAACAAAAACGCTCCATAAAATAATTAATCCCATATTAAATCCTCTGTAAATATAAAATGTTTGCTATTTCTATATTCTATCTCGGAAATATTTTTAGCTCTTTTTATTACTTTTACCTCTGTCCCTGCATCAACATAGTTTTCTCCTATTGTTTGGCTTCTATTTACTATTGCTTTCATAATTTCTATTTGTTTATTATTATGATGTAAAAGTAATACTTATACTTGAATTTTGCAAACATTTATTGTATTATTTTTACTATTTA